TTGGTATCCATGGGGAAATGAAGCATTTGAAAAGGCTAAATCTGAAAATAAGCCAGTATTCGTTAGTATCGGCTATTCAACATGTCATTGGTGTCATGTAAAACTTGTATACATATAAAAACCTTATTGTATCAACGTTTCTCTGATATAATCAATTTATCAGGGAGTGATTATTAATGCCTTTATTTTCCAAGAAGATAAAATGTCTCCACTGTGGAGGGAATTTCAAAGCTCGTAAAGATAGGAATAGACGAGTTTATGTTTGCTCACGATATGATAATTATGGCGAATGTAAAAGAATACCAATAGAAGAGGATTTCCTAAAAAACACCATAAACAAACGATATGATTTTCAATTAACTGACGATGAAATCAAAAACAAAGTGGAAAGAATAGAAGTGGAGGACAAGCTCTTATTCACAATTTACCTAAAAGACGATGAACCAATTGTATTTGGAAAAAATTTCATCAAATATTGATTTTAGGGTGACACAAAACAAAAATTCAAAATGACAGAAGGGAGGAGAAAAGCCTAATATTATTGGTTTTCCTAATTATTTTAGGGTGACATCAGTAAATTATCTTGATGTTAGCAGAGAGATGATAAAACGTTGATATAATAAGATTTCTTAAATTTTTTAGGGTAACATTTTCAGTGAAAATTGCATTAGAATTATAGCTTTTGTAAGCCCACCGGAAAGTTAATCCAGTGGGCTATATGTATGTAACAATTACTTATTTGATCCTTGAATCAATTCACGATCTAAAGCAACATAAAGCAATCCAACAACATCATCTAAAGGAATTTCACCTTTTTGAGCCTTAGTGTACCAATCTTTGCTAATTCCGTTTGGATCTTTTTGAGATAATCGGCTCAAAACTCTTAAAGTGGCATTCATTAATTCAGAATTTGATGGTTGATACATTCTGATTCCTCCATTTTTCGTAGTATTTTGTGTATTTACTGCTGTATTTGCAACTTGCACCTGTTTGCCCGTAAACCATTCCAGTGGTTTAGAACCATTGAGCAAATTCAAATCAACAAGACCGTCATACCATGATACTTTACATTTTTGGCTATATTGCCAAAGATCACATGGGTAATCAGGCTTTAAATCAGGTGTTCCATTATCCTTACCATACCTAGGTAGCCATAAGAAATCGGCTTTCACCTTATTAAGACCATACTTATTATAAAGTTCATGCGAAGTATAAAAACCTACTTTATAACCTGCTTTTTTACAAGTATCAATAAATGCTTGACTAGCTGCTGCAAGATTTTGAGTGCCACAAGCCTTAACCGTATCATCTTCAACGTCTAGCGCAAGAAATTTAGCGTCTTTATCGATACGATTAAGGAAATCATTTGCTTCTTTTATTGCATCATTAACAGACACAAAACATCCATAAGCATAATGACCATAGGGAATGTTGTATTTCTTACAGTTGGCAACATGATTTTTATGCTCTCTATCTTCTGTTTTTGAGCCGTATTGAACACGAATAATTGTTAAATCAATTTCTTTACTTGCTTTAGACCAATTTATTTTATTAGATGGTTGATGATGTGACAGGTCAACAATCTTACCCATATTAATTATTACTCCTTTCTGTGTATTATTTTAATTTATTTTTGATTCTTAACTTTTTTAGTAATTACATAAGTTGCATACAAATCAGCACCAAAGGAAACCATATCTACAAACGAATCAATTGCATCTTGAGGAATTTCAACCCCAAATGCAGAAGAAAGAAAAAGTTTTAAAGCACCCAAAAAACCAGCTAATAATACAACCCAATCTTTTTTGTTTACCATTCTTAAACAACCCCTTTATTTTATTTTTTAATTCCAAATTGGATAGTAATATATCCAACTGCAAGAGTGCAGATAGCAGTTATGATAATTTTGGTTATCAAATTTGGAATGTCGATTTTATTGTCATTAAGCGTTTCTTCAATGTCCCCAACTCTTTTGCTTAATTGGTCTTGATTTTCATTTAATTTGGTCAAATTTTTATTAACATCAGACAAGGTATCAGAAAACTTGTTTAATTGATTCATTAGTTCAGCATTTTGTTTTTCATTCAACTCCACCTGTTTCTCCAAAACAGCAGTTAATTTAATCAATGACTCATTCTTCATCTCCAAGTTCATCACTCTCTGTTCAGAGTCAGTCATCCTTTTTTCAAGGCTTATGACCCTTTCTTCTACTTTCCCAATTCTTTCTTGCAAGTCTCCCATTTCCATAAAAGCCACCACTCCACGACATATAAATTTTCTCCTCCTTGTTGCTCTCATTTATTCTTATCTGTGATATTCTTTGACCACAGTTGCATAATCAGCATCATAATGATTTAACCAAGCTTCAATTTGGAAGGAAGAAAATTCTTCTCTACTTGCAATGGTTTCAACAACTTCTCCACCATCATATTTTCTTAAAATCAGTACATAAATTTCTTTAAGCTCACTCATACTAAAACACATCCTTTTATTATTTTAATTTCGTTTTTATTCATAACTAATTTGTTCTACAATTTCGCACCATCTATCATATTGAAGTGCCTTTTCACCTTTAAACAACATATCACAGTTTAATACAGCATTAGCTACTGTAGTCAACATTTCTTTTCTTTCTTCGGTTTCATCAATCACAAAAACCTCGTTCATCAATTCTTCCATTTCTTTTTTGTAGTTCTCCATATCTTTGATCTTAAACATTTTTTGTCCGTCTACTTCTTGAAACTCAATTTCACCGTTATCATCTTTTTTTGCATAGGTATCAATTATTTCGAATCTTTCTTGATTAATTAATCTTACATGTTCGTCCAACAACCTAACTAGTCTTGTTCTCATTCTTGATTCTTTTCCTCTTAGTTCTAACTCCATTAAAAATTTACCAAACAGTTCAATTTCATAATTATAAATTCTCATTTTTGTCTCCTCCATTTTAGATAATGTAATAATACGCCCCATTTATTTTTCTATTTACTAATAACGTAGAATATAAATCATTTGCATTTTTTGCTCTAATGTTTATGACAGTATTTAAATTGTTTTCATCTTCTACTCTTATTGCTATTTCTGCCTTAATTTCTGGCTTACTTATTATCATTGTGCTATCAACATCACTTGGGGTATTTACCATTATTGTTCCATTTATGTAATCACGCTTAACATCTAATATAGATGTAATTTCTGATTTATCATTTTGATATATGAACATTGTGGCATTGATGTCATTTCTATCTTTTACTGTAATTGTTGCAGGAACACTTTCTCTTATGACAGTAATCGTTGACAAAACGCTTGAATCTTCATGTCTTTGTACAGTTATAGTAGAATTCAAGTAATTTCTCTCTTTGATAATTATGGCTGCCGGAATACATTCTCTAGTAACCATAATTGTTGAGAAAATATCTGAACCTTCATTTTTCTGCACAGTAATAGAAGAGTTTAAATAACTTTTTTCTTTAACAAAAATGCTTGAATCAATAGAATTCCGATTGACAGCAATTGTTGATTTTATATCTTGAGTTTCATATTTTTGCACAGTAATACTAGCATCTATTGTGTCTTGATATTTAACATAAAATGTAGAATTAACTTCAGTTCTTGTCACATTTAACGTTGAAATTAAGTCATTGATCAATTTCTCCGCAACTGTTACAGTCATCATTGCCTCATTTTTATCTCTGTGTGAAACAGTAAGGCTACTATTTACTTCATTCCTTGACACAGTAATACTCATTGATAAATCTTTTGACACAGGAACATCATATTTATGGATATACAAAGTAGACGGTAAATCGTGATTTCCTCTATCGCTGTAAACATTCAATGTAGCCCCGATTTCTTCTATGCCTCCACCATACACAAACAAAGTTGAATTAACTTGCGCTCTACCCGCGCTAAATATCTGAGTATCGTAATAGTCAATAATTAATTTTGGTGGAGTCAAACTTTCTTTCGTATAAAAACTGATATATTTATCAGAATTATTATCTTCTACAACTAAAACATAGCCCTTTGTTGTTTTTTGATTTGAGTAAAGAGCGTTTATTTCATTTTTTAAATCAAAATTAATACTTCGATCCGAATAATTAACGGTATATGATTCAGAAACAAGTTCCAGTCGTTGTGGTTTATTTTTATAAGTTAATCCATATTCTGACCATTCTCTATCAACAGAATATAGTTTAATGTTTAAATCATTAGGGAAATTCCCTACAAAATAAAATTTTAATGAGGCATTTTGAATTAACATTTGTTGTGGCAATTGAAAATCAAATGAAATATATGATTCAAACTCTTCTCCATTTTTATATCCTGTCATCATTGTTGGTTCAGTGCCATAATTAAGAGTTTGATATGCTATTCCATTTCTAGTAGTTGCATCTTTTGTAATTGTAAATTCTTTGGTAAGCAGTGGTGGTTGTAGAATGTCTACAATAGCATACATTGAATTATGAGGATTCACATTAATGGTTGAATCAACAAATTTACTGCTTACAGGTTGGAGAGTTGCCACAACTTCGCTGTGTGCCTTATACTTTACATCTAAAGTTGATGAAACATCCTTATCTTCATTTCTACTAACAATAATAGAAAAATCTTTTTCACTATTATCAACAAAACTTGGCTGAATGGTTGCCGAAATATCTTTATTATCTTTTTGATATAGTTTATATTTGACGTAAAAACTATTATGAGGAGAAACATCTAAAGTTCCTAACAAATCTTGTTTATCTTCCATAAATTAGCACATCCTATCTCATTGTATTGAGATCACACCTTCTTAGCGTTCGCTCTAATTTCAAAAGTCCCACTAGACACAGGAGTAGCAGATATTTGAGTAGCCAAACGAACATAAAAATTCACCATTTCATCTTGATTTAAAACTTGGTCAAAAGTTAATTCATCTTTTGCAATGAATGGTGTATCAGTTTTGCTCAACTCTAACTGAATTCCGTTAGTTGACAAGTTATTGATAGCTCTAACTTTCAAATTTTCAATTGGATAACCGTATTTATTAGTTAAAACAACTTCATTCTCCAATGAAGTCTGTCCTGCAACTAAAACACCAAAATCCATATATTTTAATAATTGTCCTAAATCAGTTGTATAATATTCTCCATTCGGATCAGAAAACATTAATCCTGCATAAGTTCCCACAAATTGCGCTTCCCAATAGTCAGCATTTCCCCAATAATCTTGAAATTCAATCCGTAATACATTATTTTGTCCAATTAAAATTTCATTGTTTTGAAGCTTTATGTTGATAGCAACGGGTGATGGTTGTAATTGTGTAAATGATCCATCTGTTGGATAATAAGGACTGCCATTTAGAATTATTCGATATTGTACCCTTCCCGAATCATCATCCGTAATTTCTCCTTCTAATTGGTTGGCGTTAAATGTCACGTTAATCGTTGATTTAGTATTCAAAATGTATAAAGCCATATTGTTTATTTCTGTCGTTTCAGTTGGTGCTTTATTATCAAATTGAACAGAATCAATTTGTGCAATATCTGTTCCTCTTATATCTTCTTCGATATAATAAGCGACTCTTACATACTCATCGATAAATTGTGACTCAAAATCAGCACTTGTCAAAGTAGACAATATGTCAAGTGTCAATCCATTATTGGCAACATCATTTAAATTATTTTTATCAACTGTAATCCAATCTGTCCCATTATGAGATTTCCACGTTACTTCATCATCAAATGACAACAATAATCTGATATTTCCAATTATCAAACCAGTTTGAGTAATATTATTTACAATAATTGAACTCAACTTTCCGTATGTTTTCACATCGGTTTTTGAAATAAGTAATTGTCCTTTTGGAAGAGCTGTTATGTCAACTTTTTTACTCTCTTCAACCTCACCAGACCAAGTAACAATTTCAAAATCGTCATCAATTTCATCTAAAGGAGAATAGTTTGCAGTAATCCCCAAATTTGCAGAAGTTTTATTTGGATCATCGGTATAATATGACAATTCAATAACGCCAGATAATTGTCGCCATGCAGACTGTGGAATTGAACCTAATTCAGACACATCTATACCATTTAAATAATCTGATTCATTTGGTGTAGCAGTGGTTACTGTTACCCATGAGGATGTTGCTGTGTCATATTTTTTATATTCTTCTCCAGATTTAATTAAAATCTTGTTATTCGACATCCTTTCACCTCTCAATCTTTAAAGTGTAAAAATCATATTGTTTTAATTGATTTTTAAGCAAAATCCTATCTCTATTTTTAAATAAAATCTATATTTTATTTATTATTTAATTCACATTCAAGTTTCTAATATCGAAATATTTTTGTAAATCAACGGTTGTTTTAAATACCCTTCCATTGCCTAAAGCACCATTATCATTCATACTGCGTTGCAGCGCTGATATTTTTCTATTTAAAATAGTTATATCTTCAATACCTTGTTCAGTGAACACTTGTTTTGTTGGCATTGTTGTTGAAACAGTAACCCATTGCTTATTATTTTGATTCCAAGTTTTATATTCACCATTAACATTAATTAATGAACTTATTGCTAATAGTGATTCAATTTCCAAGATAGGGCGAAAACCAGAAGTGTTAGATGTTGCTATAGTTGTCCTATTAGATACAGAACTACTACCTCTTGCAACCCTATTACCTGAAGAAGAATCAGATGTTGTGCTTGTCCAAGAGTATAACCCACTCCAATTCCACACATTGTTGTCCCCTGCGATGATCGTTCCGTTTAATGTATTATTTACAATATATCGATTCCATTCGTTGTCTGTGTCAGATGAATTGACACCACCAGTTAAAAGACGCATATTAAATGAACTGTTTTTCCAATTATTCTCAAAAAGTTTAAGCTCTGCAATACCTGCTATACTGCCATAAGAACTCAAAATTGATATTTTGTAATAGAGATATGGATTTTGATTATTGAAAAAATACGTTTGAAGTTGATTATTATTTTGTTGAGTTCCTGACGATAATAAATCCCATGTTGTTCCATCATTTGAACCGAAGAATTGCCAGTCTTTCACTGCATATGTTCCCGTGGTAACGAGTGCTGATTTCATAGTAATGGACGATACGATTCTAGCAGAAGATAACTTTATTCGAATATCTCCACTTGTTCCCGAATTTACACACCACACAGACGTAGACCCATCAGAAAATGAACCATCAAATGCTTTGTAAGCATAATTTGAATAAGCTGTTCGTTCGGAAGATGGAGTCAATTCAATTCCGTTACTGTTATTTGATGTCATGGGAGGTATTATGCTATCGCCAATATATGTTGAAACACCATTTCCACTTGCTATACCGGCACTATTCAAAGTATCCCAACTAATACTGTTTTGAATATTTCTGTCAGCGACAAGCCTTTTCTTTCCGTTCCAATCTTCCACCATGATGAATCTAAAGTATCCATTAGGTGTAGCACTAGAGGCAACGGGTATTTCTAGCCCTGTAACTTCTGCATCTGTTTTTGTAGCTAAATCAGAGAAAATCCCTACTTGTCCAGAAGTAGGCGCTATGTACTTACACCAAAAGTAGTCTCCTACTTTTAAGTTTTTTAAATCATTATTAAGTGTTAAAGGCATTTATCTTTACACCTCCTTATATTCAAAGACTGGGCGAAAACCAACAATATTATATGAACCATTAGATACCGCATAATTAAAATATTTTGCTGAACCATTACCTCTATTAACCCTAAATGTATTATTTGAAGCCACATTATTCAGATTTAAACCATTTACTGTAGTATCTTGACACCACGAATAAACACCACTCCAATGAAACACATCATCCAATGTCTTTCCTTCTTGTATTTTATCTATAGGAAAATTCACTATATACTTATCCCATTCATTGTTTGTAGGCCATGCACCAAAGCCTTGATCTGTAGTAGCTTTATTTCCATTAACATCTGCATATGCTACTCCACCTGTAAGGGAACGGATAATTCCATTTCCTTGATTTGATGTAATAGTTATACCTTGAATATTCTTCCAACCGTTTAAAGTATCCCAAGATACAGTATGATACCAAACACGATCACTGATGAGAAATCCTTTGTCTACCTTTATCATATACCAATAATAGTTCCAATGAGTTTTATTAGATGAGTTAACAGCCACCGCCGTCACAGGTAATTCAGGCTTCCCTAGTGTATCACCGAATACCCAATTTCCACTAGAATCAACTGTGGCATATATAAAATCCCCTATCTCCATTTCTTGAATAGTAGTACATAATTTACCCGTTGTTGCTGGTACTGCCATATAATCACCTCACACAATAAATCTCACACAATAGATATAGAATCGATTTTCTTCAGTTTAGACTTCTTAATGACTTGCCTGAACAAAGTACCAGCGTCAGTCCAATTAATGTCTTTTAACATGTCATATTCGTACTCTTTCTTTAAGCCCAATTTCCCGTCAAATGATACAAATTCATTCGGTGTAAACTTTACTTCATCTCCATTATTAAAGTCATCAACAATTATCAATTCATCTGTTTCTCCTGCTGTAAATGTCACTTTAATTTGAATATATCTACCAATAGGAGAAGCAATCGTGTTATCTTGGTTTATTGGTACATAATTTGTCCAACTCAAATCATCACTCGAAGTTCTTGTATAAATGGTAATCTTATCATTTGTTTTATTGATAATATTTGCCACGATTTTATCGAAATCTTTAAATACATCAACCAAATCAATAACTTCTGATTCCCAGAAGCCAAATTCATAATATCTTTTTTTACCATTGGGCAAGACTTCTCTTTCGGAAAGTTGTAATTTATCATTTACAATTTCCACATTATTAAAAACACCTTTCGTTAAATCTATAGGAATACCAATATCAATAATTGTGGTCATATTATCTTCACCCTTTTAAACTAACGAATAGTCCACTTAGTAAACCCAGCATAACCTTCTTTAAGTGGAGCATCAATCTCATCAATAATTCTGCCACTACGATAAATTCTCAATTTTCCATTCATATCTTTATTGGAAACTAATTTTAGTTCAATAAATGCTGGTTTATTATATGGTAAACAAAAAATTGGCTGAAAATTAAAAGACATATTATTTATATTAAATTTTGTTTTATATCCAAAATTATATTGACTTATTGTTGTTTTTAATAATCCATTACCTTTAATAAACATATTTCCATCAGCGTAAGCATCTTTGTACGTAATAATATCGTTATACAGTTTATTCTGACCTGTTAGAAAATACTCTTTTCCATCTGTGTCTACATAACTGAACATGATAATTTGACCATTTAATTTAAAAATGCCTCCATTGACCTCGAAATAAAACTTCATACCTTGACCCAGTAAGCCAAATCGAATTAATTTATTTTTATCAATGCTATAAAAACTGTTTGATTTATGAGTAATTAAATCAAATTCAGATAAATAACTCCCATCAACATATTCTGCCATCCAAATAAAGTCTTGTTCTTTTACAGGAGAATAACCATTGTAATTCTGAAAAATCACATCAATCACACCCTCATTGTATTGTGGTTGAAATTTCATAATAAAAAAGAGTGAGCAATAATTTGCCCACTCTTTTTAAAGCGCCCTGTTTTATTAATCTTTATACATATCTATAACTTACACGAAGTTTGAAATCATTTCTTCCTGCGCTTGCAGAAAGTGGAACATCTGCGTACATAGTTACTTTGACAAAGTTGGCTCCACTATTAGCTTCAGTTCCATCATTTGCAACTCCTAAAATTTCTTGTGTTTGTGGTTGCTTATTGATTGGAATAGCTACCCATTGTACTGTGCCATCTGCAATATTAGCCCCTTCTGTAGTAAGCCAAGTTGGTTGAGTTGCACCAGAAGTTCCAGCTTGCGTACATTCGTAAATATAACCATTTGCGGTTGTTGGCTTAACTACATCTCCAACCAAATAAGAGTGAGAGGCAGTCCAACTGGTAGCAGTTCCTTCTTTCGGGTTTTTAGTTGTTCCTGTTGTACCCAAAGCTTTTTTAGCCGTACTTCCACCAATTTGAGTAAAATTTACTTCATTGAGAGAATCAACTTTTACCCAAAACCATTTATCTTTAACTGCTTGGACAATTTGACCAACAGTGTCTCCATCTCCACCATTCATATCAACTGTAGTAATTGTTACATCTTCCATTTTCGATAAATCGGTATTTCCACTTCTATTATTCCAGATCGTAAATGTGTGATTAGGTGAAGCTGTTCCTGCATCAATAGTTTGAAAATTATATACACCCGTAATTTCCGTATCAGTCGCATCAAACCAAGCTACAATTGGTTGTGTCATAAATAATATCTTCCTTTCTATTATATTTTTATTTTAATTTCAATAGTGAAATCTTTGGCGTTTTCGCCACTTTGAAGAACATTGATTCTAAAAATGTCTCCTTGAGATACATCCGTTGTTTGAACAACACAGCTATTATCATCAAAATTATTTCCAGCTTTGATTCTTAAGTTATTTGATAATATCAAAGTCCAATTTATCAAATCTGTCGATTTTTCTATTGATATCAAAGTGTCCGTAGTCCCTGCTGTTCCACAAAAAGCTCGTATACTTACAATTTCACCGTCAAAAGGGAATCTTCCCAAAACCCCTTGAACGCCAATGCCAAGATAAGATGGTAAAACAAAAACTAAAACCCTGTCCTTCAGTTCGACAGGGAATGATTTTAATTTTTGATAGTCATCCTTTGACATTAATCCATCTACATATTCTGACGCTTTTGGAATATTTCCGCCTAATAAATCAATAGGAACCCAATCTTTACCGTCAAATCGATACCTGATTCCTGAGTCATAGACTTGAACCGTCCAACCAAATTCAGGATTGGGATATGTTGTTAGTATATCGTTGAATGTTTGCACATAGGGCTTAAAAACAATCTTTGTACTTTCATATGCTTTTTTAGCTAAATCGCTTGCTATATAAGCTTCATTTGCAGAGTTATTAGCATTGCTGGTGGCGATATTGGCATTATTAATAGCGATGACCACATTATTTCTAATTTCTTGATAATCGCTTATTTTGTTTAAAGTTTCTTGTATAGTGTCTTTTGAATTCTCAATAATATTATATAGACTTTCTGTAACATTATTTTTTTCATCATAATGATAAATTCTTTCAGATGGATAAGCGATAAACCCTCGCCCTTTATAGCTAATAGACAGTGTTTTCCCTTCCATAGACTGATGAAATAAAATAAATCCATTACTGTAATCTACATAAAATTCGTTAGGTGAAATATCTTTTGTTTTTAAATTGTCATAATTTATTTCAACCATACCATTGATTCTTACTCTGAAAGTTTTATCAGGAATTTCTAATAATTGAACCCTTTGATTAACGACAGTGGCAAAATCGATTCTATCAATATATGGGTCATCAGATGTTCCTTTTCTCCATGTGATATGTATTGGATTTAGAAATCCTAAATAATTCGGTGTATCCAATGTATCACCTCCTTATTTGTTTAATTTTGTTTTAATTACATCCTAAACAACCCTTTTTAATCACTTCGGAATTTTCAGCTTCTTCCTTATTGATAAAAGTTAATGTTTCCTCATTATCTAATTCCACAATATATTCATAATGATTTTTCATCACTATAATTCTATAAGCCATATTGTCAATATCGGCTCTATATTGTTTAAAAATGATCACTTCGGTATTACCCAACTTGTCAATTAATACAGACATTTGAGGATTATCTTTTGCTTTTTGAAGTAAATTATTGATCATTTGATTCACGACTTCATTTGGAATATCATCAAAATCATCATAACAATAAAAATCCTGTGGAAAGACCATAGATTTATCCTCCTACAAAAACATTATTAGAACCACTATTGATCGAACTATTTTGTCCGGTATGTGTTCTTACTGATGAACCATTGAACGCTACATTGTTACCGTTGACATAGACAGTTCCACTACCCGAAGTTACAGACCCATTTCCACTCGAACTGCCACTATATCCACTTGGACAGGTAGCTTGTTCACTAGTTGTTGAGTTTTTATAAGCTAATTTTTTACCATTAACGAATACATTACTGGAACCAGAACTAATTTTCCCACTTCCACTTGCTGAAGAATAATAATAGCCCGTACATGTCGAGCAACCATATTCGTCACAATTACACGAATATGAATAAGGTTGGTAACATTGATTTGAACTAGTTGTATAAGGGTTAATGCTATCATCAACTCTGGCTACATTAGGCATTATGATATCACTCCCAACATTAGTTTAAATCAATTCTAGTTCCTCTGATTTTTACACCCGTATTACTAATTTCTATATAGTTATTACTGTCTACTTCGATTCTAACTACATTTCCAGCCACTCTAATATTATGTGGAGACTGAATCAAAATGGAATCTGACACTGTATCATTTAAATTTATCTTACGAGTTTGACCGTCTTCGCCCACGTATTGCCAATAAAAACCGTTGTTGTCTTTATATATGTATCCAATATCTGTTCCTCCAGTTAAACCACCAGCACCCCAAGTCATTTTAGGATAACTAGAACCACCCGATGACTCTAAAGCTAAAGTAAATTTGGGAACATCTGTTGCATCTCCTATACCTGTAACCAATTTAATAAAATTGTCTTTTATGTAGACGTGATCTTGAGGATTTACGCTATTTAAACTTCTTAAACTGTTAACTGTTAACTCAGATATAAAAGAACCATCTGGTAACTCAACTAATTGTTCTTCATTATCAGGAGTAATTATTAATTTTTTTGCTCTTAATGTTCCGTCTGTATCTATCCAAAATCTTTTATCCCCGTTAACCTCAATTTTAATTCCTTCATTTGCATTCAAATAAATTTTTTCACCATGTTGTCCTGTTATGGTTATTCCTGTGATTTGGTCAAATTCTATCCCTTCACCTAATTCTCCATCGATTATTTTTATATTTTTGGTTGTAATATCTTCAGCGTATAATCCACCATCTAAATCTGCTTTAAATTTTGTTACGCCATCTCTAGTGATCTCAAAGCCTCTATTTCGAGTCATATAAATGTCATTTACGTCATTTTTAACAATAATGCCAAAATCATTGCCTTCGTCAGCTAAATATCCTAACCACATTACATCTTTAAAACCATCTGAAACAGTCGCTTTATTTCCTTGAAATTTAAAATAACCATCATCATCTTCTATGGTTAAATTCTTTGCCTTAAAATCCTTTACCCAAAAATTGCCGTCTAAATCGGCGTACATCACAGGAACCCATTCACCAAATTGTTTTTTATTAATTTTAAAACCATTAAGGGTGTCTACAAATATTTGATGCTTTCCATTATCTAATTTCAAACCGAAACAATCTTCATCAGGAGGATCAGAAACCAGTCCTAATCTCATTACTTCGTTGCCATTTCTGTCAAAAATTTGACCTTTACTTCCTCTAAATTTGATTATGCCATCGATATCTTCAATCGCTAAATTGACGCCCATTATAATTTTTCCGTATAAACGTTCTCCAACAATACCTTCAGAAGTGATTGCATGTTTCCATGTATCTCCGCCATCGTTTGTAATAGCTAAAATTCCATTCTGAATAACCAACCATGTATTTGGATCAGTAATACTTTTTACAATAATTCCTCTATTACTAAATGAAATTAGCTGTTCAGAACCACCTTCAATTGCTCTTTTATTAGCGTCCCATATGTCATTAATAATCTGATTTATCATTCCGTTATTTTCCAAAGATAAATCCCATTTAAATTTCTCCATATTAACAACTGTTGCAGCGTTGTATGATGTATAAAGCATATTCATATATGCGTTTAAATTATCATCAATTGCTTTTTCGTTTGCGATTGTCAAACTAATAGAGGAGTTTTCAAAATCATAATTTATTTCAATTATTTTTGCCTGTGTATACAGATCCAGTTCATCTACACGTATAGTAATTATGTCACCAAGAACCAGTTTATCCCAATCATTTTGACATTCTACAATATCTAAAAAATTTACAATATCAATATTAATGGAAATTTTGGGTTCTTTATAAGTTTTGAAAGCTTCGAGTCCTTCATTTAATAGGTCTTCTTCATCCACAATGCTATCGTTAACATATTCTTTTTCTATAATATAATCATTTAATTCAATCAACGCTTCCTGAGTAAAATTTGCTTCTGTTTTTATAGTTTCTCGTAAATTTGTTATATTGTTGACCACTTCGTTTATTGCATTTTGAACTTCGTCTATTTCACTTTGTTTTGCATCAATTTCATTTTGTTTTTGATTTTTTTTATCAACTAAGTCATCATGATATTCACCATTTACATTGCCAGTTGCATTTGCAACATCTAATGAGTCTAATATTTGTTGCATTTCCATATTTAAATTGCTTAATTCATTTTCTTTAGTTGCTAATTCTGACTCTAAATCTTTTTTCTGTTGTAAGTATGAATTAAATTCTCCTTCTTTGCTTTCAACTAGTTCTCGATAGTCTAATAATTGATGGCATAATTCATCACTCATATAATAAGAATGTTCTATAACATTTCTATTTTCATCTCTTTGAAAAGGATACATATAATACGAAAAATCTTCTAAATAATTTTGTCCTGTTGGGGAAATATCTCTAATACTCAATTCATCTTTTCCATATAATTTAAGTCTGGTTATAACTTCTTCTGAGTTTTCTGCTTGATTTATGCTTTTTAAATATTTATTATAATTTAGTTTTAATCCTCTATTTACACCAACGTTACCGGGAAGGAAAAAGTTAATTTTTCGATTAACCGTATCCCATTTAATTACTGCATTGTATTTTTCGGCTAATTCAGTTACACATTGTAATACAGTTTGTGAAGATACTTCGTAAGTACGGTATTTAAGATCAAATTCAGAATCAATATAACCAACTTCCCAATTAGTTTCTGATAATATGTTTCTCAAATGTTCACTACAAGGTTTAGAAATTTCACTATAACTTCTGATAATTCGATCATTTAATTCATATCCTAAGCTGAAGGCATGATATTCAACTTCATTTGTATCTTCGCTTCCACTTTTTTGCACTTCATTATATAAAAAATATTCCACATAATTATTTAGTTTAAGTTTAAACAAGTATCTGTGTTTTATTGTTTTGATATTTTCATTCTCTATTAACACATGATTTTTTTCTATTTTTGCTGGAATTTTAAAGCTTAATTCATTTAATGCATCTAATTTTTCTCCATATTTAATCTCATAGGCTTCTGTCAATTTTTTTATTGTAGTTTTACTTTTCTTACATAAAAACAATTCTGGTTTTACTGGTTTTTTACCATAATCTATCTCACCAATTCTTAATGTTTCCATATATTCACCCCCTATCTTTGCAAATATTTGAATTGTGTCTTTATATCAAAAGAAAAATCACCGTATCCGGTGATTAGATTTTCTCCAATATCAAGTTCTAAAAAAACATCATTATGATCATCAAATCTATACGTTAATGGAAGAGATGTAATTAAGTCTTCATTATCACAATCTATAAAAATTTCTTCGTCTTTTTTTAAATTTTTTAAAATTAATTCTTGATTGGTTGTAGAGTTTTTAAGATAAATATCTCCGTCACCGTTTAACTTTTTAACCCAAATTTGAGGTTTGCAAATCACATCTCCTAAGTTTGAAATGCTGTAATATGGTGTAATTTTTAAACTAAAATTATTAATTGATGGTGATGGTGTATTTGGTTTTGAATATAATTTTATCATGTATTTCATTTTTAAATTACTTATATTATCAGAAAAAGCGAATAAATCTTGAACACTTAAATCAAGTGATTTCCAATCACCCCAAGTTGTCCCTTGATCATCCGAAAATGAAAGATAAAATTCAACTTTTGTCTCACTGTTGCTAACATAATCATTAGAGAAAAAAACATAGTAGTTATAATTAGAAGACAAGTCAATTTCATCCGAAATGAATGTTCCATACGATTTTAGAATTTCTGACCATTTTTTCACATTTCTACACCTACTCTATTTTCCCATAAGGTCTAAATAAACAAGCTGTCCCAAATTCTTCCCATTTGGCTGTTTTTTCTACTAACCATGTTACAGAACCGTCTACTATTGTAGTTCCTTGATTACTGTTCCATGTTGGCTCTGTCTCTCCAGAAGTTCCTGAAACAATACATTTATAATAATAAGTATCAGCCCCATTCGTAGGAATAACAATGTCTTCAACCTGATAGCTTTGATCTGGATTCCATGTGTTTGCATTTCTTAAGTCAACCGTTTGCGAAGAAGAAGTTGTATTGAACAAAGGTTCAATATTTTGGGATTTTCCATTTGAAACACAACGATAAACATGTCCATTATCAGAATTAGGTCTTACTAAATCACCAACGCTGTAATCAGTATTTGCTGTCCATTTTTTTGCAAATATTCCTTCTCTTATATTGATCCAACCAACATAATTACCGATATCCGGATTTATATTCAACATTCGATCAGATTTTTTGTATAATTGACCTGATACTAAATTTTCAATATTATCAATTTTTCCTTCTACCCATTCGTCAATTTTACTAAAATTATCACTATAGCTATTCAACATTTCTTCAGCAAACTCATCATAAACACTATTTTCTATAACTTTTAGTCCCATTTTATCAGTTGATTTCATAGTAAGATGTCACCCCACTTATCTGTAGAAGTAAAAATTTCACTCCATTTGCAGTCTAATTTGTCCAATTCTAACGCACCATCTTTAATTACCGTATTTTCATATGTACCACCAACATAAGTAGAAAAATTATGATTAAAAAGATAAGGATTTTGATCGTATGTAAACTCTAAATTTTCTTGGATAAACTCATGACTATATGAATAAGGAGAGTCACATTTCATTGTTAAATCTATATAACCTTCCCCGTTCCCATTGTGATAAATTTTCATTTCTCCTTCAGGCATACAGTAAAATATCTGTGTAGGGTTAGATTCAAAAATGAATTCTTTATAATAATCCTGATTTAACCACCTAGCTACCTTTCGTTTTTTATCTTCATCAAAACCATCTTCGAAAAAAAGTGTTAATCCAAAAGAATAAGAAGAAAGAGATAAGCCGTTAAAATAAGGCTTATCTCTTTTAGAAATTTTTGTTTCTTTAATTTCTCTGTTTGGAATAAAAGTTTCCTCAAATAAACCACCTGATACTCTTACGTTTACGACACCCATATCAACAGAATAAATACCGTCATAATAAAAATTTAGGGATTCAAGCATTAAAACCGACCACCCCTTTTTCGCTTAATTGAATTCATTATTTTTGTGGTAAAGTCTTCAGCTTCTTCTTGAGTTGCATACATCTTATCTACATTAAAGAAAATTTTAATGCCAACATTGTCAGACTCATTATCATTAATATTTTGAATAGGATAATTGACTAAAGATGGTTGAGGTATTGTTATCATAGATTGAATCGCTTTTGAAATATTTTTGAATAGATTTGGAATATTCTTCTCAGGTATTGCCACTTCTCCAAGCAATGCTTTAACTGTTACTTCATTAGGATTGTTATTTGCCAATATATTTAATACCTCAGCTAATCGACTTCCTTTTCCACCAATGATGCCACCATCATGATATTTCTTTAAATTTTTCAGATTATCATAACTACCATCTGGGAATCCCCATTTTTGTCTTAATTTTGTATTCTCTGCTTTTAATTCAGCAGCTCTTTCTGGAGTAGGTTGATTTTTTTCGGCTAAACGCTTGTTATTTAAATATTCTTGCCAAGCAGCAGATCTTTCCTTATTGTACCGATCAATATCATATTCTTTTAATAATTCAACATACGAACCATCATCAAATCCCCAAAGTTTTCTTAAATTATCATTTTCTTTTTTTAATTGTGCTGCACGTTCAGGGGTTGGATCATTAAATTCAGCAAGTCTTTTATTGGTCAGATATTGTTGAAAAGCTGCATTTCTTTGTTTTTCGTATTCTTCAGGTTCATATTTTTTTAATAAATCAAGATAACTTCCATCTTCAAAACCCCATTTTGTCCTAAGCATATCATTTTCTTCTTTGAGCTGTTCTTTTCGTTCTTCTGTAGGGTTTCCAAATTGCATTAGGCGTTTATTTTCTAAATAGCGTTCCCAATCAGATTTCTTTGCACTATCTAAAATTCCTGAATTATCGTCATTATTAGGGTCTGTAACTGTTGAACCTGTATCTTGTAAATGTTGAATTTTATCAATTAAACTTTGTAATTCTGTCCAACTTGATTGAATTTCTTTAACTGTATCTTGATTATACTGTTTAAAGTGATCCAAATACTCTTGTAATTTCTCTTGAGCTTCTTTTAAATTTCCGTCCAAAATTTGTTGCCTTAAATCATTAAAATATTTTTCGTCATTTAATAATTCATTATAGTAATAATTCCATTCATCTAGTTGTTTTTGTAAAGAATCCTTTTGATCTTCATATTTTTGATCCTCAGCATCTTTTTTCGCATCTATATCTTCTTTATAACTATCCAGTTGATCTTGTAAATTTTTCTTTCTTAATTCAACTTCGCGATCATAGCGCGCTTGGTCAATTTGATCTTGAACATCTTGCAATTGTTTTTGTAAATCAGCTCTTTTTGCTTTGGCTTCTAAGGAATCATCTAACATTAAAGCATCAATTTGTCCTTGAATATCTGCTTGCTGTTTTAACAAATTGTTCATATTTTTGTTATACATGTCTTCATCATATTGTTCGTCAATCAAAGCGAGCTTTTCATTTATTGCTTTTTCAAATGCTTCTACATCTTTGTCATACATATCCAATTTTTCTTGATGTGCTTTTTCCAAGTCATCCATTTCTTTTTGTAGAGCATTTGTTTTTAACTCTTGTTCTTTTTGAATGGCTGATTTAATGACATCTATATATTGATCTGCTAAATCACTTCTTATGTCATATTGTTCATTAGTCAAGTCTTCGATTTGTTGATTAATGTCACTTAATTCTTTTTCAAGATCTTTTTTCTTTTCACTTGATAAAGTTTCAGTTTTTAATACTTTGGTCAATACATTTTGATATGCTTTCAAAGCATCAATCTGTTCTTGCAAAACATTGTTTTGATAAGCCAATGTTTGTGCATATTCATGGCTTTCTTTATTCATTCTTTCCATTTTACTTCTGGATAAAGTTAAAGCAGAATTTAATCTATCCAATAAGTCGTTCATTTCTGAAATGTAAGAATCAACTTTGGCATCTCCAACTTCTTGCTGTGCTTTTAATAACTCATCTCTTTGCTTTAATAATTCATTTAATTTTTGCCGATACTCTGCTAACTGTTCATTGGTCAACTTTCCTGCTTTTAGAACAGATTGAAGATAGGCAATTTCTGAAGCGTTTTGTCTCCGTTGTCCATAAATAGCATTTTCTTTTGAAATAAGCACATTTCTATAAGAAGGCGAAGATTGATCATAGTTTCCTAATTTTGCATCTAATGCATCAACTTGATTTTGTAAATCGCTAATTCTTTTCTCATAAGTTGATAATGTAGAATTAACAATTTCCCCATACACTTCTTGTTGTTGAGCGTATAATTCATCTCTTTGTTTTAATAAATCATTTAATTTTTGTTGGTATTCATATAATTTGGCTAAATTTAATTTGCCCGACTTTAGTACAGATTTAACATAAGCGATCTCAGAAGCGTTTTGTCTTCTTTGTAAACCAATATCTTTATATTTGTTATAAAGTAATTGTCTATACTGAGTCGTATATTCAGCATAATTTTTTAATTTATTATCAATAGTATCGATTTTATTTTGTACATCATTTATTCTTTTTTCATAAACAGCCATTGTTGATTCAATTTTTTCATATCGAATCTCTTCTAATCGGTCATTGATACCTGCAATATCGCTTTGTACACTACTATATTGCGAACGCAAATCATTTATAGTGGTTACTGTATCTGCAACAGCATCTACATAAGTATTTTTCGCCTTGTTTACATAGGAAATCGGATTGATTGTATTGCCAAGTTGACCATTTTTACGAATTTCATAATGTAAATGAACACCTGAAGCATCTCCTGAACTTCCTAACGTACCAATTTTTGTACCTACACTTACTTTATCACCTTTTTTAACTAAAACTTTACTTAAATGACCATATACATGCACATATCCAGACGAATCCTTTATTGCAACCACATTTCCGTATCCACCATAGCCAGATCCTTTTGTACCATAGCCAGCAAATACAACTGTACCTGCAATATTAGAAGCTAATGTTTGTCCTTTTGAACCTGCAATATCAATTCCTCTGTGCATTACTCCATTTCGCATTCCATAACCAGAAGTAATTTGCCCACCCCAACCGGGTAAAACAGAACCTCCTAAACTGGTTGAAACAGAAACAGAGCCTCCAGCAGATCCTCTAAAACTGCTATAATATCCGGTTACAGCTTTTACATATTTTTGCGTTTCAGAATATGGCGGGATACCACCATATTTTCTTACTGCACCGGGGCCTGCATTATACGCTGCTAATGCCAAACTTACAGAATGAAATTGGTCTAATAATTGTTTTAAATACTTCGTTCCACCCATTATGTTTTGATATGCGTTGTACGCATTTGAAACACCCAAGCTTCTAGCTGTTGAAGGCATTAATTGCATAAGTCCCATTGCGCCGGCAGGTGAATGAGCGCTAGGATTGAATCTTGACTCTTGTTGAATAACTGCCGCAATTAAGAACGGATCTACACCATATTTTTTAGCTGCGGCATTAATATAGCTTGCATATTTACCTGTATATGTCCCTCCACCACTGCTTGAAACCGAACCAGAGCCAGTATAAACTTGACCAACAAGGGTAGAATTGATGGCAATTTGATTTTTCAGTTCTGCACTTTCTTCTTGTAATAAGGCTTTCTTTTGTTGTAATAGTTTAATTTCTTTATCAAGTGCCATTCGATACTGTTCATGCCATTTAGGGATTTTATTATAAAGTTTTTCTTGTTGATCTAATGCATTGTTTACATTATCAAGTGCTACTTTATATTTGTCTGTTATATCAGTTAATTCTCTATATGAATTTGTTTGTTCATCAATAGCATCTTTATCACTCTTAGCTGCTTTTGTGTGTTCTTTGGTACTTCTGGTGGATTTATCTGTGGCAGTTCCAACTTGTTTTAATGATTGTGAAGCTAATTTTTTTAGATTTTCAACATTCTGATATAAATCAACGACACTCTTTACTTGATCGTATGCTTTATTGACTTCATCCCTAGTTCCCCAGTCACCCATACCTGAGTTTGCAATATCTCTTAAATCGCTTAATTCAGCCAATCTTCGTTTAGCATCTTGTAAATTTTCAATAGCTTGAATTTGTAATCCATAATTTTGCAAGTTGCTAATTGTGGCGTTGGCAGTATTAATAGCTTCTTGTTGAGTAGCATTCAACATGTCTTGATAAGAAGCTATTTTTGCATCTCTTAATTTTGTAACAGCATCTTTGTTGATTTTAACTACGCCATTTTCTACCGTAATTGCACTAGCTAAATCTGACTCTTTTGAAATTAGATCCATTGCTTCTGCTGCCGACAATCTCTTTCCATTTGCCATATCTTCAAGCAAACCATTGTATACTGCAACCGAATCTGCTGTTTCATTATATTTTTGAGTCAATATTTCATTTGCACTCATATTGTCATATTTTGATTTTGTATTATCATCAGTTGCTTTAGTATTAGTGTCAATGGCTTTTGATGATTCGTAATTTGCTACAGCATTACGTACAATTTCATCAGAAGAAAGCTCTACACTTTGAGACAGTTTTCCTTGTTTATCTGCTGCTTTATCACTTTCGTCTCCAACACCAATTAAACTTGGTAAAAGAGCGCTCAATTCATTGTTTAATTCTTTGTATGCTTTAGAGTTACCACCTAATTGAGTTTTTGCAACACCTAACAGCACTTTTTTAACTCGATCAAATTGTTTTTCTACATTATCTGCATATTTTTTTAATTCTTTATCTGACAAACCTTTACTAACTGCCGTATCGTATTCATCAATTGCATCAGATAGTCCATTAAAAGCTGATTTGAATTTTTTACTATCTAATGAACCGACTAAATCATCCAATGTTTTTCTAACTTTGTCAGCACTAGCACCGGAAGAAGACACCATTGTTGCAAAGCTTGTAACTATTGAATCTGTTGTGCTGTTTGTGGCTTTATCTGCTTGCATCATATTTTGTATGTAATCTTTTGCGGCTTGCCCAAGTAATATACTCGATTTTTGTACTTCGGCAGTCATTTCTGTCATTTGTTCTTTTTGATCTTTTAAAAGATTGTATGTATGTTTATCTATTGGATTTAAATCTTTTCCTTGAGCCAATAATTTTTGTCTTTTCTTTTCATATTCATCAAGTTTTTTATTTAAATCATCAATGGTTTTAATACCATTCATTATTCCACTATTACTTGTACTTGGAATAATTTTCCCAAGAATACCTTGACTACCATAAAGGAAATCGTCCCATTGTTCATCTTTCTTGCTTTGTGCTTTTTTATAATTTTTTATTGCATCGTCATATTCTTTTTTTACTTCTTTTTCTTTTTTGATTGCATCAACTTGTTTTTGAGTTTCGATTTGTTCTTTTAATAATTTAATTTGCTCTTTTATACTTGAACTTGTTCCAATAATTTTATTCCCGTAGGCATCTTCGCCTACAATCAAAGAAGGCATTAAACTAGCTAATTGCCTTCTAATATCATTAAATTGTTGAAGATCTTGAACATCATAATGACCACTTGAGATTTTTTGTTCATATCTTTCATACTGATCAGCCAAATCTTCAATAGATTTTTCGTGGCTTTTGAAAGAATCGATCATATCTTGTTGTTTTTGTTGAAATTCTTCTTCTTTTTTCTTGGCTTCAGTGAAGTGCGCAATTAATTTTTCTGCGGCAAAACCAATACCAGCAAATATTAAACCTACACCAGTTGCAACGGCCAATCCTCTAAATGCTGTTGCTAAAGCTGTTGTCGAAATTGTTAATCCTTTTGACATTATTTCAAATATAGACATTTCAGTTATGGCTTTTCTGAAATTTTTACTAAGGGCATAAGCTGCAACACCAGCTGTTCCAAAAATAATAGGAAGTACACCTACTACACTGGCTACTTTTGCCCCACCTTCTGCCATCCCTTTTAATATTTCAACAGCACCAATAAATCCGTCAGTAAGAAATGCTTTCCCAACTGCTAAAGATAACTCAGTGAAAGCAGTCTTTAATTCATTAATTCTAGCTTGAGCAGAATTTAGATACTTTTCATTTTCTTGCATTGCGCTTCCGGCTGAATTTAAACTTGTCTTTGTTGCATTAATAGACATATTCCAGTTTTCCATTAAAGCCAAAAATCTCGTTAATTGATCTCGTCCAGCAACATTTACTGCTACATTTTGTCGTTGTTCATCGCTTAAACCTTTCCATTTTTTAGCCAATTCATCCAAAATGGTTGACACAGGTTTTACTTGATTATTCATGTCATAAATGGAAACGCCCACTGAATCTAATGCATCTTTAGCTTGTCCAAGTGTAGTGATTCTTGAGTAAATTGTTTTTAATGCACGACCAATTTGTTCACCAGATTCTTGAGTTGTTGATCCAATTGCTGTAATGTTACCAATTAATTCATCTAAACTAACACCGTATACTTTTGCTACTGAAGCTGATTTTTGCATAGCATCAGCAATTTGTTGTGTACTAACTGAATAGTTGTTGTCAACTTCGTTTAATTTATCAATTATTTGAATACTATCTTGTGCAGAAATTTTATAAGCATTCATGACTCCAATCATGTCACTCATAGCTTGAGCAGGACTTAAATCTGAAACGTTAGATGCTAATATACTAGTTTTCGTTAGTTTCAACATATCTGCTTGAGACAATGTATCTCCATAAGAACGAGCAACTTCTGTCAATGAATCTAATACATCATGAACATTGTTACCTAGTTGTTTAGACAACTCAATTGATTGTTGCAACATTTCGTTGTACTGTTTTGGTGTCGCATCCATTACACGTTTCAATTCAGTCATAGCTTGATCGATAGAAATAACTTCTTGAAGCATGTTTTGGATACCACGAATAGTTCCATAGAAACCTGTCATAGCCGTAGCCCATGTGAAAGTTCGTGATATAGCTATGCCAATTTGTTCTGCTAAACCTAAATGTCTACCAGATAAATCCTTTATTGCGTCAGTTTGTTTATATATTGCACCATTAGCAGTGTTAATCGTACCAGTTAATGTTCTTTGTTCTTTTGAATTTTCCTTAATCGTTAAACTCCACTGTCCTGTTACACGATTCAAGGAAGAAGCGAGAACTCTTTGATCACCAATTGCTTGATTGGCTCTTAGTATATCTTCTAGCTGCTTACTAGTTACACCATTTAAATCTTTCAAACTACTATCTGAAGCAATTAATTCGCCCGGACTAATTTTCCTTGAAGCATTTCTGTCCAGCATTTTTATTGTATTATTTAATTTATTTAACTGTTGGATATCATCTCTGGTGTCTATTGCATTTGACATTTTCTTAAATGTTTCAGTAGTAATTTTTCCTTGTAATTCAAGTGTTCTTAACTGTTTAAGCAATTGATCTCTTTTTTGTCGCAAACTCTCTTCTGCTTTTTCTTGTTGTTCAACATTATCAATTGCTTTATTGCTGACTAACTCCCATTCCATTACAGGTTTAGTAGAAGAGTCTGAACTGTCAATTTTTTTACCTTGATTAATTAATTTGTATGTTTCGGTAATAGTTCTTCCTAAAGCATCTCTATATTTAATTACTGCTCTTTCTATATCATCTATGTCTTTTTTTGTTGAAACAGTAATTTGAGAAAGACTGTTAGCATCTTTTTTAATTTCTTTTATGCGATCTTGTAGATTACTGTATCTCGCAATCTCATTTTTAACATTATCCATTATTAACGAATCTGCATTGTCATTCATTTGCTTGAAGGATTTGTTTAATTCACTACTAAAACTTTTTTGTATTTTATCAACCAGTTTTTGAAGTTTTTGTATTTCTTTATCATCAAAACCGATATTTAAATTTTGAATCTTATCTAAACCACTTAAGTTCAGATTAATATTTAATTTATTTATTTTTCCTTCTAATTCTCGAATTTGTTTATTGATATCTTCAACAGATTTAGGACTATTATCAAGTCCAACTGATAACTTTATACCTAACTCATCCATTCATTGACACTTCCTTTCTCAAAATAAATAAAAAAAGAAGTGCCAATGAATGACACTTCTTAAACATTCCCATTATAAGCCATTTGATTTCGATTAATGATTACTTCTAACATTTTATGCCATCTTAATGAATTCTCAACAGCTTCTTTGTATTCTGGTTTATGCGGATCTACCCAACCGGCTTTGTTCAAAAATTTGATTGAATGTACCGGATCAGACAAATCATTTATAACCAATTGAAGCGTTAGTTTAGAAAGTTTTTCTTCTGCAAATTGAGTCGCTCCAGAACCTCCAATTATTGCACCAACTCCACCAGCAAGAACCCCACCGACCAATGCCCCACCTATTTGTGAAGCTCTTGAAGTGCTAATTTCAGTAACACCATCTTTTATAACCTTTGCTTCTATAATGTCTTTAAATGCTATAGACTTCATTCTAAATCCATCATGAATCGATTGTCTTTTTAAAACGATCACATTCTGATATTTTTTATCTAAACCAATAGCCGATAAGTTATCAACTCCAACAAACAACTCATCGCATTCTATATTATGCTTTTTTAAAATATTGTTAACCTGTTCTTCCGCATCTTGCTTTTCTAATTCTTTATTGTTTTTATAAGTGCTGAGGGACAAAGCGAGAAACACAAAACTAATCAATACCCCATATAAGCTATCCATATACATTGAAAAAATTTCAGTGGCTACAAAAATCAAAAACCAAACTTCTGGTCTTATCTTCACTAAACCACATCCCCGTTTTTATATTTTACTTCCATTGTATCCGATTTTTACCACAAATAAAAGGTTTATTTTATTTAAAAAAATCCATCTCAACTTGACAGCCAAATTTCATTAGCTGTCAAATTCAAAAGGATTCTATATTTCAAATTTCTTTTTATTATCTTTGATTTTATTGACATCCTTTTTGATATAGTGTTTCAATGTTACATCAGGGGACATGTGGTGCAATAAATCTTGAACATCTTCAAGTTTCATTCCAGAATTGTATAAAAGTGTGCTGTAAGAATGTCGCAAATCATGACTATGTAAATGAGGAATACCAATTAAGTTCCCAATTTTTTTAATCCAGCTCATTTGCATTGTATTTTTGGAAACTTTAGTCCATTGACCATTACGTTTAGAAATAAACAAATATTCACATTCGATACCATTTTCTTTACGATATTCAATCCATTGTTTAATCAATTCCATTCCTTTTTCAGAAGGGAACAAGTCAACTTCATATCCTTCTTTCTCGATGACTCGTTCAATAATTCCTTCTTCAAAGTTAATTTGATTTAATTTAATATTGTTTAATGCTTTTACTCTTGCCATTGTAGTTAAAGCAACTTCAAAATATGTATATAATTGAAGATCTCCTAATTCCTCAAGCTTTCTTCGAATTTCCTCAACTTGATCTTTAGATAAAAATGTTTGAATAATTTGCGGTTTTTCACCAGCTTTGACAGAAGGTCTTTCGATAAAATCCATTGGGTTTTCTTTAATCTTTCTTTTTCTGCGTAAATATATAAAGAAAGAACTTATACTGCTTACTCTCCTCTGAATTCTACGTTCTTTATTTCCGAATGTCGTAGTGCAGAAAGCTACATAGTCCTCTAACAAATCAACCATGTCATCAACATCATTTTTAATAATATCTAAAATATACTCATTATTATAATTTTCCATAATGTAGACGAGCCATTGATTAAAATCTGACATGTAGCTTTTCTTAGTGTCATCTGAAAGATTCATATTCTTATATGAAAAATATTTTTCTATCAACTTTTTATTTTGGGGATTAACTTTTTCTAATTTTTCAGGTGTTACATACTTAACATATTTTCTTTTTCCCAAAAGCATCACCATCCATTTCTACTCAACACTAATCCCTCTATCACGCAATTCCCTTTTTAAAGTCTCAACATGTCTTTTTGACCGTTCTAGTTCCTCAGCAGTGCTTTTTGTGAAAGGTCTACCTCTAAGATACTGCCAAGCAGTACCATCTCTATTCTTTTTGTAATCATACTGTTTACCGTTAGCCCCATCACCATATTCAATTAAATCATCTATACGTTCATGATTATCTGAACC